GTGTATTCGAGACCGTCACCCAAGCCCTCCTGTTCGATGAGGATGACGACGCGGGGGCTGATGAGTTTTGCCATGGTCAGGCTCCTTTGATGGATTCGATGATCTTGTTGAGGCCGTCCCAGTAGATTTCGAGCCATTGCGACTCGGTCTGTTGGGCGGCGTCGGTAACGAACGGTTGAGCGGGGATGCCGCGACTCGGCCAGCCCCAATGCAGCGGTGGGCCATAGGGAAACTTGGCGTTTCCGACCTTGACGACGGCGGCGGTGCGGGAGGCGCCAGCGCGAATCGTGTTCCTGATGTGGCCACCGATCTCGGGGCCTGTCGGGACGAGCAGTTTCGCCCGTGTAACGACGACGTTGCCCACGCGCTTGTTGAGCGCGTTGAACTGGGTGACGTCTTCGCCCGCGGCTTTGAGAGTGCGGCGCAGTTGCGCAACACCCTCGACCGCGACCGACTCAGCCACGGTTATCCGACGACGATGGCAGCGAAAACAGGTTCGCCCACGAGGGTGTAGACGAAATCGCTCGTCGGCTTCGTCTTGACGTCGCCACCGATGTTGATGGCCTCGACGGTCAGCTGGCCGGTAATCTCACGACCATTGGCAGCGCTCGGCGCATAGACGAAATCATGAGTCTCGCCGCGATGCTCCCAAAGCCACTCTGTCGTCGAATCGGCGGCGCCGAAGTCCTGCAGAAAGCTGCCCTCCAGCGTGTTGGTCTCGGTGCGATCGCCCGGCACCTGCTCGCCGGAGAGCACATCGAGCGGGTCCGCGACCGTGACCTTGGGGACGAGCGAGCATTTGGTGACCTGGCTGGAAAAGTTGGTCAGCTCGGTATCGCTGCCGATGGTCAGCGTGCCGGGCCCGATGGTGATTGATTTGACTGGCATGGGGTTAGTCCTCCGTGATGATGTAATCGTCTTCGATGGTGAGTAGATAGCCGGCTAGATAGGTAGCACCGCCGGCCGGGGTGTAGTTGCCTGAGACAGCTCCGGTGATCGGTAAGCCCGTGCGTGTTCGGATCGCTTCGATGATCCGGTCAGCTCGATCCCAGGCGACCTCCATGTGCTGGATCGGCCCGGAGATGACCTCCAGCGTCCAGGTGGCCCCGAACTGGTCAAACGTCTCAAATGTCAGGGTCGGAGGCGTTACCACTACGACACCGTTTGGTGCCGCCTGGGGGACGATAAGCGGATCCTTGGTCACGATGACATTCGTGAGTGCGTCGTCGTCAGTGGCGGCGGCGGCGATCGCGGCGCGAACCTGGTCGACGATCTGCTGCGCGATCCCCAGACGCGGCGCGCCCATCAGAGACCCATCGCCGGGATGTACTGGCGCAGTAATGGATAGGCCGCCCGCATCGGATCGCTGGACACCCTGAAGGGCGTCGCATCCTGACCCTCGAAACCGACCACGCCCATGCGGGTGGTCTTGCGGTGGTAGAGGTCCGCGCCGACTTCGAGGATCGCTCGGGCGCGAATCTCCGCCGGCACAAGCGTCTTGACGGCGTCGATGAAGTTGTCGACGAGCGCCGCCGCTTCAGTGGCGCACCTGGTCACGTAACCGTCCTCCGTCGGGCTGAGAGCTCCGACATACGTGGTCAGGGCAGCAACGTCCGCGGCGCCGTCGTCGGCGGTCATCAGGAGGCGGCGAACTTGAACGGCGTCATCGCGTCCGGGAACTGCGACCCGAATGCGTCGAAGCCATACACCGAGAACTGCCGCGACAGGTTGACGATGTTCTGATCCTGCAGCTGGAGGGGCGCGCCGGCCGACTCCCACGTCGTGAACGCGAGCTCGTTGTAGGGCACGAACGTGTTGGCTGCCGCACCCGTGAGAACCTTCACCGGGACGTTGACCAGGTTGCCCCTGACGCCCTTGATGTCGATCGAGCCGGCGAGGTTCTGTCCGTCGCCCCAGACGTTGAAAACCATCCGGTTACTGCCGTCGACGAGGCGGTAGAGCGACTTGAATGTGGCCTTGTCGACGTACGCGCCGTCGAGCGTGTAGCCCCGAGCCTCGAACAGATCAGCAGTGTCGACGAGTCCGTCCATGAAGTCGAACAGAGCGGGGGCGTGGGGCACGTCGACCTTGTTGCCGGCAGCGATCGCGGCCGCGATGAGCGCAATGAGCTTGGTTCGTGCGGCCGTCTCGGTGTCCCGCGCGTAGGCCAGCGCCTGCGCCTTGTACGTGAGGTTCAGGAAGTCGACGCGCGAGCGGGTGATCTGCTGGATCGTGAGCTCACTCCAACCACCGTAGGTCTCGACGGTGGCGGTAGACGACTTGACGGTGACCTTGCCCTTGGAGAGATCGCTGCCCTCCGCCGCCTGCTTCCCGACCGCCACGGTGCTCGCGTCCAGCACGCCGTATTCAAGCGTGTTTCCCTCCTCCGGCAGCGGCTCCCGCTGGAAGGTGTTGATCACCTTGCGGGGCAGAGCGATCAGGCGAATCGCATCCTTAATCCAGGTGCTCGGGAGCGCCGAGTCGTCGGCTGTGGTGCCTCCGGTGTAGGCACGCCGGAATTCTTCCCCAGCCTCGGTGGTATCCGTGAACTGGCGCTGGAACTCGATCGCGTCGTCTTCCTCGCGGCTGAGAGCCTTGAGGAATTCACCGGGTGAGCGCCACTTGAGGTCGGCCGGCTTCTCGCGCTGGTACGCCATCCCGAACGTAGTGAATCGCACGTCCAGGCTGCGGTTGAGTTCGTCTTCGCGCTCCTGGAGCGCAGTGTCGAGCTCCTCGCGAGTGAGTGCATCCGTCATGGTTGGTTCCTCCTGCTGGGTTGGTTGGCGCTGTTCCTCGCGAAGCGTGGAAACCCTCGCGAGGTCGTACTGGGGAAACGGGGTCACGCTGACCTCGCGAACGTTCACTTCGGTGAAGACAACCGTGCCGTCAGGCTCCTCGCGCTGAGCGATGGGCCTGAAGTTGATCGACAGCCCGTCGACAGCACCGTCCTGGAGGAGCGTCATCGCGTCATCGCCCTGGCGTGTCTGCGAGATGACTCCCGTGACCTCCCAGCCATCGGCCGTGTTACGGCTGGACACGATGCGGCCAATGACCTCGTCGTGCCGCCAGAAAACCTTGGCGTTCTCGGAGTCGACCACGGCGTTGGGATCGAACTTCTCGCGCCAGAGCCCGGCGATCGTTACGGTCTGACCCCACGGGACGGCGATGCCCGTGAATTCCCGCTTGTCAACGTTGAGCTCCCGCACGAACATCGTGCCGGCTTCCATAAGTTCAGTTCGTGGCATTAGCCGGCTCCTTCTTGGGGACATTTGCTGTGCGGGCGGCGCGTTGCGCGTCGGTTAGTGGTGCGAGGCCTTCCCAGCCGCGCACCTCGTCGTCGACTAGCCAGCCTTTGACCGGGTCGAGGCCGATCTGGTAGCCCTCGTAACGCGTCTTTGTGTCGGTGCGGAGCAGCGTCGAGAGGTTGAAGCGCGCGACCTGGCCGCGTGGCAGAAGGTCGCTGAACGCCTCCTCGATCTCCCGCAGCGGCAGCATGAGCGAGAACCGGACATAGGCGATCCAGTCCTGCTCCACGTTGCTGTACGTCTGACTGTTGCCCTCGACGGCCGCCAGAAGGAGTGAGGCCGGGAGGCCGAGAAGCCGGGCGATTTGGGTGGTCGAGAACTGTTGAGATTCGAGAAACTGGACCTCGGATGGCTTGAGGAAGATGGGCGAGTATGTGAGCCCCTTGCCCATCACGCGTAGGCGTTCGGACAACCGCTGTTCCTGATCCTCGACGGGCGAGCCGTCCGGGTTGCGGCCGTACCAGACGTTCTTGTATTTGGTCGTGTCGCCGGGCGCCAACTCTTGGTCGGTGGTCAGCACGCCGTCCGGCTGGCCACCTTCGGAGAACCAGGACGATCCGTAGTCGCGGGCGTCGATTGCGCCAGCGAGCTCTTCCTGTGCGGCCTGAATGGGACCGAGGCCGCGGTCTCGTCCAGGAACGCGAAGGAACTTGAGATGGACGATGTCGCGGGTGGTGAGCGTTTCGCCTCGATAGTTGAATGTCACGACGTCGGTGTCACGGTTGACCAGGACGCCGACCTCGCGTGGGTCTAGTGGTTTGAGGTTGATGACCTCGCCGGGACGGGTCGATGAGGCATCTGCCCTGGTGGTGCGCCAGAACGCGTTACCGTCCGTGAACAGGCTGACGACGGTGTACTCGTAGAACGCCGAACGCGATTGGTTGAGGTCTGGACGGAGCACGAGCGCCGGTGTGCTCGGCATCGTCAGGCTGCCCCGCCACACATCCATGGACAGCTGGCATGCGGCCGTCGCGTGGATGCCGATGCCTCGATAGACGGTCGATAGCGTCAGCGCGCGATCGCGGGAGACGTGCGATCGCCCTTTCGGCCGAGAGGGCGGTTGGACCCCGCCACCCGGCGTCTCCTCGCGCGCGAAGCCGAACCATTCCAGCGTGCGGCGAAGGGGCGATGACATGGCTCACACAATGAACCGGCCCGGCCGCGATTGCCAAGCTTCGTAGCGGTTCGCGGGCGTTCGCGGACGTTCACGGACGTTCACGGCTCAGCCGAGTTGCATCGCACGCTCTGCCGGCATGTGGTCAACTGCCCAGGTTACGAGGGTGGCCGCTTCGAGTGCGCTGATCGAGCCGACGGAGAGCCGCCGACCCCAGAGCCACGCACCGTCATTGACGTAGCGGCGCGTCGCGAGCTCGACCGCGTCGTCGAGAGCCGACACGTAGTCGTTGGCTCGGTACCGCCAGAGCGGCTTGGGCATGGACAACCAAGAGAGGACATTCTGGCAGGCGGCCGAGACCGCTGTCGTTCCGAGCTCGACCATTGGAAGGCCAGCCGTTTTTGCCTGGTCGTAGAGCGATGCTGACGGACCGACCTGGTCGATCGCGACGGGGGCATCACCATTTTCGGCCGATGCCTTTTGGATGGCCTCGAGCGCCCACGCCGTCCCGGGCCGGTTGTCGATCACGGAAACGATGACCTCGTCCCCGAATCGGATGCCGGCAAGAATGGACGTATCGACCCCGTCGACGCCAACGGCAGCGCCCAAAGCAATCCTGCCGGCGGGAAAGGCGGCTTCGAGTCGGCCCGCCAGCCATGCCTCTCGCGGGATGACGCGCTCTGTCGCGCCCGAGCGACGGTTTCCATACGCCCGTGCGAACTCGCCCGGCGGCAGGAGCGCGGCCGCGTCGACGAGCGTGCTCATGTCGAACAGATGGCCGTACCCGGGATGCGCGGCGGCTACGGCTTCGAGGTCGGTCGGATCGACGTCCGGGCCGATGCCCCAGTCGAAGAATGCGATTGAGGGATCGCCAGCGCGAGCTCGCGCCAAAAGGCCATTGAGCCAGGTCGATTCGACGGTGCCCTCGGTTGACATGATCCACAGCTGGGGCCGGAATCCGGAGAGCATCTTGCGCGTCGTCGTCGTCGGC